GTATTTCAAAGTTCTTTCAACGGCTCAAACAAGTTTGGATGTAATAGTTCAACTTGTTTACATTGGTTACAAATCTGCTTGTGTAAGTAAGAAAGATGAAGTAATATACACAATTGATGATGCTTGCGAATGGATTGATGAAGTGGGTTCTATTTTTAGCGAAGAAGGTCAAATTATTGACTATATAAAATACATCGTTGAAAGTACAGTCCACACCATTACAGGTGTAAAGAAGGAAGAAGAAAAAAAAAAGCCTAACAAAGCTAAGCTGGGATGATGTCTTGGTTAAAGCTGCGGAGTGCGGAATAAGACCAAATGAATTTTGGGATATGACTTGGAAGGACTTTTCCATTATCGTTTTAGGTAAGGAAAGAAACGAGTTAAACGAATGGGCAAGGACTAGAAACCTTGCCTATATTGTATATCTAAGTTCCACAACCGAGAAAACTCCTAAAAGTATGAAGGCTTTTTGGAGTATTCCAGAATTAGATAATGTAGATGTTGATGAGGAAAGAGTAATGATAACTGAAGAACAACTGGCAAGAACACTTAAATTGTACGGAGTAAATTAACAAAGATGGCAACAGAACTTTTAGATATACAAATTAACATCGGTGCTAAAACTGAAGATTTAGGTGCTGAATTACAAAAAGCCGAAAATTTACTCAAGAAATTACAAGCAGCCTTAAAGAAATCGGTTGATGTTGGAGAAATAAATCAACTAACTGCAAAGATTGGTACTGTTAGTGGTGCAATAACACAATTGAATTCAAGAATGGGTGGGGTTCAAAATCCAACAGATAAAGCTACCCAATCTCTTATAAACTTTTCAAGAATTGCTCAAGATGCTCCATACGGAATTATGGGTATTGCAAATAACTTGAATCCAATGTTGGAGTCATTCCAACAATTAGCTAAAACGGAAGGTGGACCAAAAAAGGCATTAACTGCAATGGTAGAAGGTCTTGCAGGTCCAGCAGGTATTGGTGTCGCATTAGGTTTAGTTTCTTCTTTAGCAGTTGTATTTCAAAAACAAATTACAGAGGCATTTCAAGGACCAGCTGAAAAGTTAAAAGATTTAAGAGAAGAATTAAAGAAACTTAATGATGAAATTTACAAAATGGCTGGCTCTGCTCAAGCAAGTCAAACATTAGGAACACAATTAGTTGGTCGTATAACCAATGAAAATTTAGATATAACTCAAAGACAAAATGCGTTAAGGAAGTTTAAGGAGTTATATAGTCAAAATAAAGAAATTAAGGATTTAGAAATAAAAGACTTAAAAACTTATAATGCTCAATATTTACAATCTTTAAATAATAAAGCAGCAGTACAACAATTAGAAATAAGCAAAGAACAAAGCTATATTGATGCTTTAAGTGCTGCAAACGCAAAATATAAAAAATTAGTTGAAGAAAGAGAAAATAAAAAGAAAAATACTCTTGCAACTACTAAGCAATTAGAAGCTGGTACAACAACAAAAATGCTTCGTTCTGCTATTGATGCAGAATATGTAGTTCCATTAAAAGAGGCTCAAGTAGATATTGCAAACGCAAGAGCATCATTATCAAGAACATTAGATATAACTACTTTATTTGATAATTCAGAAAAAGAAACAAAAACTAAAACAAAGAAAGCTCCAATTGTAAATTATGCTAAAGCAACTTTAGATGACCTTAATGATTATGTAAAAAAGCTAAAAGATAAAGTAAAAGAAGCGGAGTTTGTATTAAAAAATGAATCATTTAAGTTATTTGAATTGCCATCCGAAAGGGGAGCAAAAGAAGATAAAAGAAAAAACTATTTTGAGAAACAAGCTAAAGATTTATTAGAACAATCTAATCAAAGTGGTTTTGGTGCATATATGCAAGGCATATTTAAAAAGGATAAAACTCAACTTGATTCGGAAGCAGCAGAAAAGAAAAGAATAGATGATTTAACTCAATCTTATGCTCAATTTGCTCAAACATTATCAAGTAATGTAACTAATTCTTTATTTTCAATGTACGATGCTATGCAACAAGGACAAAATCCTTTAGAGGCTTTAGCAAATGCCTTTTTACAAATTGGAAAGAATATTGCTGCAATGGTAATACAAGCATTGATATTTGAAAAGATAATGAACGCTTTCCCTGCTCTTAAAGGTGCGTTTGCTGCATTAGGATTAGTAGGCAATGCTTTAAGTGGTGCAAGAGCAGCAGGTTCTATTGTTAACGCAGGTAATAATAACTCAAGTTTTAATCCAAGTGCAGTAGCTAATAATAATGTTTCACAAGGTCAATTTGTATTAAAAGGTTCTGATTTGGTTTTGGCAACTCAAAGAGCAAACAATAACTTAAATATAAGACGAGGATACTAATGGCATACGAAATAAAATATAGAATCACGGCAGCAACTAAATCGGATGTTACAAGTGTACTAAATATTTATGAGGATGGTTACGATGGCGAGATAATAGAATATCCTTGTATAAGTTTACAATTACAATACATACCAAGAAGCGATGATGCATTTGAGCCTATTTATGTTAGTCAATTAAGCGTGGCAATAGATGTTACTGACAATGTAGAGGATATGCCTGACTTTACTACATTAGATGACAGAAAGTACTTTGTTAGATTATTAAGTGGCGCAAATGTGGATTTTATAGGATGGATATTAAGTGATAATGTTCAGTATGTATTTTCAACAGGTCGCAAAGATTTATACTTTAACGCTATTGATGGATTAGGTATGTTGGAAACAATACCATTGCCGTTAAGTGATGAAACTGAATTAATATATGTAGAAAGCGCAAAAGATTTTATATCAATTGCATTACAACAAATAGGCTATCCATTAGATTATAAAATAATTAGCGGTGTTAGTTTTTATTCGGAAGATATGGAGAATAGAACTGATGACCCAGCTGCAGACGGATTGGCTCAATCTTATATTAACTATGCAACTTTTATAAATAGTAATCAAGAAGCAACAAATTGTCTTGATGTATTAACAAGAATTACAAAATCATTTGGTTCAAGATTATTCCAAGCAAAAGGAAACTTTTATATTGTTCCTTTGACACAATTTGCACAAGATTCTTATTATGCAACTATTTACAATAGTGATGGTACTATATTTGATGACACAATAATAAGTGATACAGGAGAAATACAAGGGTTTTCAAGTAATACAAGCGGTTTATACTTTGTTGATAATAGCCAATTTAAGCTAATTAAAAAGGGTTACAATAAAGTTAGATTTAATAAGGTTGTAGAATACCCTAATAATTACATAACAAACTGGAATCTTAAAACATATACAGTAGTTAGTCCAACAGAAAGCAATGCTTTTTCTTGGTTAGCAAATAGAAATGGTGGGATAATAAATGTTATATCACAAGCAGAGAAAAAATACAATGCTTGGTATATTGATTATCCAACGGCAAATCCACACTTTTCATCTGTAACTGCTAACAATTTACCTTTCATAAATCCAAGTGAAGTAATAAATTTATCATTTGATTTTGCTACAATAGGAACTGTATCTGGAACACCAGATGCTTTATTCATTTTAAAGTTGCAAGTGCAACCTGTTGGTGGTAATTCATACTTTTTAAACCAAGATAAAAACTGGTCTATTGCAGTAAATCCAAATGACCCTTATTATTATTTTCCTTATTGGGGTGCTTCTCCAGTAACAAATTTTAAGATAGAAACTGCACCTTGTCCTATTTTTGGACAATTATATATGGAAATTATAATGTGTAGTACTTCGGCGGCTTTATGGAAAAGCACTGTAAAACAAGCTGAAATAAGCAACTTCAATATGAAAATAGATAGCTTCTTTAAAGAGGTTACAACTGAAAGTTATATAAACAATGTTGAAGAATACGTTTTAGATATAGACTTACCAATGGGATTCAATGACATTAATAATGCTAAATATAACTACATAGGTTACATAAGCAAACCAGATGGTAGTATGTTATTAAATTGGTATAGACAAGAATACCCAAATCAAACATATAGAAGTTTAAGCGAACTAATTGTTCAACAATATTCAAATTGTTTTAATAAGAACATTATTAACTTGGATGCTTCTTTTATGGGTATGGAAACTGAAGATGGCAGATTAAGTGGTGCAATGAGAATAAATGCAACTGACTTAGACCCTGTTCAAATTAGTGTTACAGATAAAAAATACATAATAGGTAATTCAACAATAGATTTACCTAATGATGTTATTACGGCTACTTTATTGGATATTAATCCAGAGAATGTAGTAACAACAATGAACACAGTTTACGATAGTAATCCATTGTCAAGAGAATTAACTGGATTTGGGCGTCAAAGGTCTAATGGTTATCTAACTAAAGAGGCTGCTCTTGCTGCGCCTTTAACAAGTAACTTAGTTTACTTAGAACAAGCTGGTGTTCCAATAGTTGGAGATTTCTTCTATACAAGTGATTTGTTAATTGTTGGATTTAATGGTGCTGGTATTTGGTGGAGGGTTTTGGTTACAGATACTTACTCACAAGCATATAGAATTAGCGGAGCAGGTGAAATATTAGAAACATTCGGATAATTGATTAAATTTGTAATATGGCAGCAGTAATAGGAAATAACGTAATGCTTTATTGGCATAGAACAGATGTAGAACCAGAGGTAGATGTTGCATTTGCTTGTAGTACAAGTTGTGCTTTTAATGTAAGCGTAGATCAAAAAGAGGTAACAAGTCAATCAAGTGCTTGGTTTAGAGAATATAAAAACGATGTGGCTACTTGGAATGTTACTTGTGATGGATTAATTATTTTGAATGGCTTTTCTTATTTGTTTATGCTTGAGAAGCAGTTATCAAGAACACCAATAGAAATTAAGTTCGTAGTGGATAACGGAGCTGATGGTTTAACAATTATTAACGGAATTTGTAATATATCAAGTTTAGCAATAAACGCACCAGTAAAGGATGTGGCTACATATAACGTGAGCCTACAAGGTTCTGGACCTTACAATACAACAGGAACAGAGGTTGACCCAAGTGGTGTGATTATAGTAGGTGCAAACCCAGTTAAGACAAAAGGTTACACGGCAAGTGGTGGCGAAACATCAATTACTTTTGCGGACACAATCGGTTATGCTTGTCTTTACGTTTCAAGAGGTGGTGTGGATGCACAAAACATTTTACCAACTGGAACTCCAACTGGGAATGATGTTAGATTTGTGAGTGCGACAGGGGTTCTTACTTTTGGTAGACCTTTAGCAGCTGGGGAATATATTAGAGGATTATTTCAATAAAATATTATGAGTCAATTACAAGTAACAGGCGAAGCAAAGATTAGGGATATACAAGGTCCAGTAGTGGCTAATGATGGTGTAATAACCGCTTTAGATGGTGCTGCGAATCAATATGTAAGGGGTGATGGTACTTTAGCAAATTTCCCTACCTCTGGCGGTGGTGGTAGTTCGGTATCTTATTATTTAAACGGAAGTGTCAATCAAGGCACTTTTGGTGGTTCTACTTATTACCAAATGAGTAAGAACGCAATAACAGGTGTTGGAACTAACTTTTCTGCTTCGGCTAATGGTTTGATTGCTCAATTTATAACGGATGCTAACGACCCAGATGTTGTGTCTATTCCGAGTGGTAACTGGAACGTAGAGTTCTTTATGAATGTAAGTGCATCAAGTGGTGCTTTGGCTTCTTTCTATGTAGAGATTTATAAGTACGATGGTTCAACTTTCACTCTTTTAGCTACTAACGTGGCTACTCCAGAGCAATTGACAAACACAACAACTGTTGATGCTTACTTTACGAGTGTGGCTATGCCTTTATCTTCAATGGCTATTACTGATAGATTAGCAATTAGAATATTCGTAAACGTAGCTTCTAAGACTGTAACTCTTTATACTGAAAACAATAGACTTTGTCAAGTTATTACTACTTTCTCAAATGGCTTGACTTCTTTAAATAACTTAACTGACCAATCACAATATTTAACCACAGGAACAAGCGGAACAAACTTTAACATTGCTTCAAGTGGGGATACACATACTTTTAACCTACCTGTTGCTTCGGCTACAAATACAGGTAAGTTGAGTTCAACAGATTGGAGTACGTTTAATAACAAGCAAAACGCTTTAACTAATCCAATAACAGGAACAGGTGCAAGTGGGAATGTAGCATACTTTGATGGTACAACAAGCATAACTGCTGAAAATTCGTTTAATTACGATGCTTCTACAAATAGACTTGGTGTTAATACAACTGTCCCAAATGCGACTATTGGTGCAAACGCTGGAACTGATAGCGGTTATTCTTTGTTGCTTAAAAATGACAACGCAAACTATAATGGTATCGGTTTTGCAACTGATTCAACATACGGCAACTTAATATCAACTGAAAAGTTAGGAACTGCACCAGCGAGGAACTTAACATTGTTAAATCAAAGCGGTTACATTTCTTTAACTGAAACAGGAAACTTAGGGGTGAATATCTTAAACCCTAACAATGGAATAGACATTTATAATAGCACTAATAGCTTCTTATGGCTTCATAATGCTGCATCTGGCATAACAGGTACAGATGGAGTTAGATTAGCTTTATTTAGCACAAGAAGTGCCAATTTAAGGAA